GGATTTTTTGGCACCCTTAGCACCTGTGGGTATAGATACGTGGGGCCATTTAGGCAATGCTTCCCAACCAGAGGCGGCATCGAGCTCACCTTCGTATATGGTTAGGCGTGTGCCTGTGTCTGGGAATAAATTTTGCCCAAAAAGTTGAGAGTCTACGTTGTTACCCTCTAGCCAGAAATCTTTTTCTTTTGTTCTGACTTTTGCTGCACATACTTGACCATTTTTGTCAAAATAGTGCATACGTAGCGTATCACCGTCTTTGTGAATACGATATTTACGACAGGTTTCCTCTGTTAAACCTCTTTTACGTAATTTTATTGGGTCGCCCTTCAGCATAGCTGTAGACCATTTTGGTTTGACGATGGTGGAAGATAACTCCCCACTATTAAAGTGGTTACATACAAAACAATAAGTATGTCCATCAGAATATACGGAACTGCCATCTGACGAGCCACACTGAGAACAAGGGGCGTGATGTAAGAAGGTTGATTCATTTAAGCCAGTTGACTGGGATTGCATAATAGGCACACCAAGGAAAGCCATGTTTCTCGGCCCACACAGCGTACGTGGTTTTAGATTTTTTTGAAATCTTGTTGTGTGGTGCTTGAAATACAAAGCGGATGTCTAAGTCAGGATTGTCACGTTTTACAGCCAGCATCTTCCTGCGGTCAGCTGGTTTGAAGTAGCCCTTACATTCAAGATATATGTTATTTACCTTGAAGTCGGGAGTATATTTGTGGTCAATAGTATATTTGAATGACTCACCCTCATACTCCCAGTCTAGCTTCATTTGAGAAAGCAGATCTGCTACATCTGTTTCAAGGTTACTTCGCATTAGAAGTCATCGTCAGGGTCAATGGAGCTGGGTGCTGCATCTACTTTAGGTTGTTCAGTCTTGAAACCTTTTGTAGCACCAAACAATGCTTGAGCATCTTCGGCTGACATGTCGCCACTGTCAACGACACCAGCTCCGCTGTTAAGACTAACAACTTGAACTGCCTTTAGTTTTAATGATGTGCCAATGTCACCGCTTGGTAGAACATATGGCTTTTGGAAGAAGGCTAGTTTAACCTGACTACCGCTGTAGATAGGTGTCTCTTTGTCTTCTATGATTGTACCCTCTGTGTCAACTACAACTGGAAATATCTTGTCTCCATCCTTCCAGCTGAATCTGATATGGTATGAGCCAGCTTGGTTCTCTAGCTCTTCCCAAGGTTCAGGCTTTACTGTTACCCTTTTAGGGTTCTTAGCTCTGCCTCTTGCCCACTCCAATGCAGACTCTCTCTCCTCTTCTAGTGTTTGAAGAAGCTCTTTGTCTGTGATTAGAGCAGATAGTTTGTACCCCCACTCTCCAGCTTTTAGTATAGCTTGGAATCCGTCGAGTACAACTGGTTTTGGTGTTACGTGTGTTGTTGGCATTAGCAGAAAAAATAGGTGGAATTTGAAACAACTGTAGGGTCTAATGTACCTACGATTGGTGGTGGTTCAGTGGCATTGATGTCCTGTGCAAAACGTGTAAGCCAACATTCTTCTGTGAATATATTGGTGTAGGTTTCTCGCACAAGCGAATTGAGTGTTCCCATGTCTCCTGCTCTACAAAGAACGGAGTCGTGAATAACTGTGAATGGCTCATTGAACTCAGTAAAAGATCTGTGTAAGAGCGAAGCGTCAAATGAATGGATGTAGTTTGGAGCCGTACTTGATTTGTGTTTGGTAGGGCTGGGCTTTGAGTTACCGTTGGGTATCCTGATAGAGACACTCCCTAGTAACCTTAATCTCATCCTCTCTGTTTCAATGTCATCTCTTTTTTGATATACATGAAATCCAGAGGGAGTAGTCCATTCTACTGCAGTAGCACCATCTCTGATGTACTGGCCTACATGTTTTTTGATCCATCTCATTACCTTCATGGGCCCAGGAACTATGCTGTCCATGCTTTGATAGACTGCATTTACGATGGTTGTTAGCTCATCTTTGTCCACTTCAAACCCTTGCTCTTGTAATGATTCCCTTATGTACTTCCTACTGCTGTCTTTAGTAGCGTTGTAGGGTATAGTCATAACGGTTCGTTTAGTGGTCTTACGTGTCATCCATCGGTGCATGTATGACGGTAGGAACCTTTTGGCTTCGTCGGCAACTGCAAGGTAGGCGTCGCTTGGTTTCTGGCTGGGACAGACATTGACTAATTCAGCGGTAGACTTGTCTCGGGCCAGTCCTGCTAAAATCTGCAGACCAGAGCATGTTGCATCAACAGCGACCATAAGACCTGTTGTGTTTTTATCACCTTTGATACAGCAATGATAATACTCGTGACAGGCAGCCATAAACTGCCAAGGTTCTTCAACCTCTTCCCACTCGCTTAGGTTCTCGATGGGGTTGGTTGCAACCCTTGAAATTAAGTCTTTGTTTTGTTTGACCCACTCGTGTCGGTCATCCAATGTGGCCTTGTCCAACCCGTAGCTGGTAGCTACTTGAAAAGACAACCACAACTCAGACTCTTTACTTACACTGCACTCATTAGCAAATCTTAACAATGACTTACCAAAGTCTGTATCTTGTGGAGTGAGGAAGGCTGGAATGGGATACGCTCTACCTCTGTAATCAAAAGACCAACAAAGATAGAAGTCCTCGTCTTTGAACTTTCTAGCCGCCTCCATCTGTGTCCTAGTTCTAACCGATCTTTTAAAATTTATACGGTCAGCATTGTGAGCTTCAGCAACTTGTCTTCGCCAAGACTTGTTTACTTGCTCATCATCATCTGCAGCTGGTGGTCTAGGTGGTTTGAATGAAGGAGATATGGGTATAAACTTACCCACTACATACCCTCTTTCAACTAGCTCTTCAGCCACATCTAGCACGTGACGATTAACACGATACTGCACCTTTTGTAACTTATTTAAAAAGTTTAAAGGCGTTTCTCCGTGTATTATGGTAACCTTGCTCCTAACTCTAGTCATTTCATGGCCTTTCATCATTCGGTTGGTTAGGTAACCTCCGTAAATAATCTCACCATTTTCATCATAACCCCAGTCATCAGGAGTCACTAACATAGGCCAAGGGATACCACTAAATAACTCAGCAGATTTGATTAACTCATGGCGTTTAGCATCGAACAATTCGGTAGGAACCACCTTGTAAAAATACTTTTTTCTGTGGTTGTGCTTGTCAATAGTAAACCATTGAGTAGTCTGAATGACTGCATCTAAACCCCATCTTCCTAGTGTCAGTCTGGTTTTTGTCCCCCAGGAATCCCATTTAATTCCATGAGAACCAAACTTTTGGCTAGCGATTGCCTCACGTTGCTGCGTACCACATGAGCTGTGATAGTATGTCCTCTCGATGTAGGACATAAGGTTAGGGTGCTCTTGTTTGTACCATCTAAACTTAGCTTCTGCCTCCAATGCAGAGCCAATGGCAGCCAGAACGGGAACCAATGTATTTTGATTGGTGCGTGTACTGAACACTTTGTCAAAGGTAACTTTCAACAGTATGGTAGCAATAGCTAGTGGCTCCAGCTCGTCAAGATACTGCTTGATTGGTTGGTAATATTTACCAGCTTGACCATTCTGTAGTTTCCAAAACTGTGTCTGTATGTGCTCAACTAGGTAGGGTAATGCCTCTCTTATTGAGGACACTCCGTAAACGCTTGCACTTGCGTATGACTTCGATTCTAGCTGCTTTAATGAGTCGTGAAGCCTCTGCTTCCCTTGAGCTATAGCTTCCTGCTCCAGTAGAAACTGTCGGTGTAGGTTTGAATGAGTCTCCATAGGCGAGAAATAGTGAGTATTCGTAGTCATCAAGGCGGTCAATTTGCCGTTGTGTTAATTTACGTATCATAGGTTTTACATTGGGGTTCATATGGATGCACCTTGCAGTATTCCTCCATGCTTTCGTAGCATTTCCAGTTCTTTAGAAAAAACCTGGGGTCGTTAAGGCTGTCATACCTTAGCTCCAGCTGTCCTGTAGCTGCGAGTAATACCAAAAGGTCGGTGGGTTTCTCTTCTTCGAGTGTGGTATCAATCGACATAGATACCTCCCCAGTATCATCATCTATCCAATAGCCCTTTTTGTCAAGGACATTGGCTAAGTCATGTGGGTTCATGGGATAAAGTCAAGTGTGTCTAGAATTTCGTTGCTGGTCATCACCATGTAGTCATTGCCATCTTCAAGTAACTTGGTCATGTATCTCTTGGCAGCTATACCATTTCGGTATGACCTTTCGTTAATCTTTCCGTTGGGTAGCATGGCTCTGACTACACATACATAGGATGGCGGTAGCTCCCATGTGAGAGCTGCCTCATACCCCATATCAAAGGTAACTTGTGTCAACTTGTTAGTAGCCTTCCATTTGTTTAGCTCTTTGATGCGGTTGTTGAATATTCGTCCTGCCATTTTACCAAATGTGTAATTGTCCTCTCGGTGGAGGTGGGTTGTTTTTTGTGTGCATGAATACTAGCACTTGGCATCCATTGAACATGAAGCCAATAGCAAATATTATCAATGCGTTCCTCATAGGCACCTGTCCTCGAATCTAATCTTGGCAATTGCCTCCCAAGCATCTTGGTCAAGCTCGGGATGATCTTCTTGTACTTCCTCATAGATTTGCTCCATGATGGTTTCGTGGTGTAGAGTACTCATCTTAGGCACCTATCCCTACTACCTTTGAACCATCGGACTTTTTTGATGACTCGTACTCCTCGAAGGCGACACGCTCTTCGGTAATAGTTTTGACGTCATGGCACTCGAGCGTAAACTCTTCGCCATCAGCAGCCATGTCTGTAAGCCTCTTGAGTCTGTACAGTGCAGCTTCGGCATCAATGAATACGCCAAGAACTGTGCGTTCGTAGTGGTATGGACATAGACGTGTGAGTGTCCACATTTGGATGGAATTGTTAGGATTGGTCATGTGATTGTAGCCATTGTAAGGATTTTAGCATAATCCTGGGGTCATCGTCAAGCTTGCCAAATGCTGTGTTGCATGGGTCGCAGATGTAACCCCTGAATTGATCTGTGCGGTGGCAATGGTCGAGCACCCAGCGTGTTGTATGCCTCCCACATGCAGGACAAGCACCCGACGATGGTGGCTTGTGCATCCTACGTAGGCGGTTACGAACTCTGACGTGGTGGTTCTGACAGGACTTGCACGTATTCTTACGTCCAGCCCCAGCAGTTGAGAATAGTGGGAAGGAGTCAAGTGGTTTGAGCTCTCCGCATTGCCTGCACTGTTTCATTGCATGAAGTCTGTGTAAATTACCTCATCAGCGAGCATAGATAGACCCGCATT